GCTATGAAGCTGTTTTAGCCGGAGCGCTCCCTATGGTACCAGATAGATTAAGTTATAAAGAAATGTACACAGATGATTTCAAGTATCCAAGTGAATGGACAGAATCGTGGGCGAGTTATGAAAAGAATGCAGATAAGTTAGCTGGATTCATGCAACAATGGATGAATACGTATAAACAACGTGCTAAAAGATTAAAAGTATTAGAAACTAAATTAGATAGTTTCTTTAATTGTGAGAATTTATTAAAAGGAATATTCAATGACAAATAAACCTAAGCGTTTTATTTATTTTCCGTCACTATCAGCTGGCGGAACGGCAGACCACTTTAAAAAGAATAAAGATGTAATGCCAGGATTGACTTGTCGCTTTTGGGACGAAAGTTTTCCAGAAGAATGGCGTCATCCTTATTTTCTAGTAACTGCAGGACACTATTATAAGAAGCCTGAGACTAGAAAAGATTTCGGATTGGAAAAAGCATTTGTATTTGGCGACTCTGGAGGTTTCCAGTTAGCTAGAGGTGCTCTGAAATGGAGTCCGGAAATTAGAGAAACTATTTTCAATTGGTTAGAGAATAATGCTGATATCGCAGCTAACTTAGATATTCCGCCAAGAACTACTTATGCTAATCGCTTTGAAGATTCATTGACTATTAGTTTAGAAAACTTCAAATGGTTCGAAGACCATCAATCAGGTAAATGTACATTCTTAAATGTATTGCAAGGTTCTAATACGTATCAATATTCATATTGGTATGATAAAGTAAGAGACTTTGAATTTGGTGGTTGGTGTGTAGGTGGTCCTCAACGATTGGTAGATTTCTTTTATGCATTAGCAGTTCTATTGAAAGAAAGAGAATTCGAAAAGCCACGTAACGGTTATATTCACTTGTTAGGTATTTCGAAGATTAGTGACTTCTACTTATTGAGTATGTTACAAAAGAACTTCAATAAGCATTTTGATAATAGAATACAAGTATCTACAGATAGTTCGTCACCTGGACAATATCCAGTATATGGTACTCAGTTACATACGCCTCAATTAAAAGAGATGACATTCGCGCATCTTTATTTTCCAAAGGGTGAAAACTTGCCATACAATGAAAATGATTTAGTACCGAATCCATTTGGTCATCCGGTAAATATGACATTTGGTGAAGTAGCTAAATATGACGGACCTTGCAATTTGAAAATGACTTTGAATAACGTATTTGTATTTAACAAGACTATTCAAATGATTGACCAATTGGTTGATTCGCATTTCGAATTATTAGAAACGGTTGTACCGAATGATTTCTATCAAATACTAAAAAGTATGAATGAGATGTTCGAGAATCCAGACCAAGCTATACAAGTATATGAAAAGTATAGAAATTACTATTTAAAGTTTGGTGGTAATCATACAACCACTACGAGTGAAAATACATTTAATCAATTTTTTGATACAGGTAAATAATATGAAAAAGAGCAATTTATTAAATTTTATCAGCCGTTATCATTTAGCCGGAGCTACGACTTCCGTTAAGTGGGAGGCTGCAGATGAGAATGTAGCATGTACATTCATTACTGATGACCAGAATGTTGTCGGTACAATTACAACGAAGATGGACTTAGGCAATACCGAATTAGGTGTTTTTGCTACTCCGCAATTAGTTAAGATGTTAACTGCGGTTGGTGATGATATCGATGTTAAAGTGCATGACGTAAGTCAAAAGTCAGTATCGTTAGGCATTAGTGATGGCGACGTGAATATGACATTCATGTTAGCTGATTTATCAGTTATCCGTCAGGTTCCGAAGATTAAGCAGTTACCAGCATTTAACGTTGCTATTAACATAACAAATGACTTCATATCGAAGTTTGTTAAAGCTAAGAATGCGTTACCTGAGTCAGAAAACTTCGGTATTCAATGTAAAGCAGATGAAGTTAACTTTATTATGAACTATTCATCAATCAACAATAACCGTATTAAATTTAATGTCGATGCTGTTGATATGAGTGATATGGATATCGTTTGTTTCTCATCTACTCTATTTAAAGAAATCTTAATGGCTAACAAAGATATGAAGAGTGGTAAATTTGAAGTATCGTCTCAAGGTTTAGCTAAAGTTACATTTGAAGGTGACGATTATAAGTCAGAATATTTCTTAGTACAATTACAAGCGGTATAATATGTTTGGAAACGATACGATAGAAAATTCGCTTTGGGTAGAGAAGTATCGTCCGGATACTTTAGAAGGCTATGTAGGTAACGAACTTGTAGTAGATAAAGTAAAGATGTATTTGGAGAACGGTGACGTTCCCCATTTACTTCTATACGGCTCAGCAGGTACCGGTAAAACTACATTGGCTAAGATTATTGCTAAAAACATAGAATGTGATTTGATGTACATTAATGCATCAGATGAAAATAACGTTGAAGCGGTAAGAACTAAAATAAAGAACTTTGCAAGTACAATTGGTTTTCGTAAATGGAAAGTTGTTATATTAGATGAGTCTGATTACATGACACCTAATGCACAAGCTGCATTACGTAACTTAATGGAAACATTTAGTAAAACAACTCGATTCATTTTAACATGTAACTATGTTGAAAAGATTATTGACCCTATCCAATCTCGTTGTCAAGTATTCGCTATTACACCGCCAAGCAAGTCTGATGTAGCAAAACGTACGGCTAAAATATTAACGGACGAAGGAGTTGAATTTGACCTTAAGGATTTAGCAACTATCGTTAATAGTAACTATCCAGATATCAGACGTATACTTAATACATGTCAACGTCAGGTTATCGATAATAAGTTGAAATTAGATAAAGAATCTTTAGTACAAGCTAACTACATGTTACGCATATTAGAGATACTTACTTCAAAAGATTCAAAGAAGGATAGTTTTACAGCAATACGTCAATTATTAGCGGACAGCAAGGTAAAGGACTTCACAGCGCTATATAGTTATTTATACGATAACTTAGATACCTATGCAACAGGTCACCTAGCTCCTGTCATATTAACATTAGCAGAATCTCAAAGTACAGATTCATTTGCTGTTGATAAGGAGTTACATATCATGGCTATGTTTATAAAAATATTAGAGGAGATAAAATAATGAATAGACAAATGAACTTAAATATTCGTCCGGAAGATGCTAAACCAGTATCATGCGAAAATTGCGGTGGACAGTTTTTTAAACAATCTGTAATGTTACGCAAAGTCGCAAAACTATTAGTAGGCACAGACCAGGACATGTTAGTACCAATACCGGTATTCCGTTGTGATGACTGTGGTTATGTTAACGAAGAATTCATACCTAAGGAAAAATCAGCTAAAAAAGATGACACAGGAAACAACAAAAGCGGCCTCATTATTTGACCATCTTAGTTTTGTAACGGATAAGAAACGTAAATGGGAAACTCTATCTGAAGCAGACCAGAAAAGCTTTTCGCCATACTTGATTAATCGTTGGTTGTCAATGACGCCTGAATTAATCGAGTATGTCGATATGTTTCAACGTTATACTATAGGATTATTATCGCCAAGAGATGTGTATAAATTGTATTACGATTTCCTACCTAAGAAGAAATTCTTTAGTAAATACATAAAAGGTAAGAAACGTGTCGAATATAATGAAGAACTCGTGCAAATCATACAAAATCATCTACAAATTAGTGAAGTAGAGGCAATCGAATATACGGAAATCTTGAAAATACAAGAAAAAGACCATATATTTAAAGAGTTATTAGAGAGATACGGTAAAGACGATAAAGAAATCAAAAAGTTACTAAAATGATAGATACAATTACAGAAAGCGTTATTAACGATTTACGTTCTCGTAGCGAACGTGGTATTAAAAAGTATAATACTACTTTAGACCAGAACAACAAAGATAATTATATGCAACATGCATATGAAGAAGCATTAGACCTGGCTCAGTATCTAAAAAAAGAGATGTCTATAATTCCAGAAATTCAAAAACTTATCGAATTATATCCTAATGATATAGAGTTAGGAGCAGTTATACGTAATACATTCAGTAAGTAATGAAAAATTTTCTTAAATTTAATGTACCGCAATTAGAAGAAGGTGATATGCGAGTATCCTATTCACAG